TGATGATGGCCGCAAGCATGAAGAGCATCTCGGGCATAGACCAATACCATGGGAGGGGGCCAGCGATATTCATATGCGGCTTGCAGATCGATTGATCAATGAGCATGTCCATATGGTATCAGAAGCATTTTTTAGGTCGAATATGTCGGTTGCTGGGATTGAGACCAGTGACCAGAAAAAAGCAGCTTACTGGAGGGATTGCTTGGCTTATTTTCTCGAGCAAAGAATGTTGCCAGAACTTCGCAGGGAAGTGGAAATCTTAGCTCAAGAAATGTTTTCTGGATCTCCTGCTATTGGAGTGCTTGGAGTTTACTGGCAGCAGGAAACTATCATGCGGATGAAGAAATTTACCGTACAAGATGTTGTACAAATGGTGACTGAGCAGGGAGGGGATGAGCAGGCCGTGCAGCAAATTCTACAGGTCCTTCAAGATCCAGACATGGAGGAAGATGCACTTAGTTTATTTCGCCAGCATTTCGCAGGGGTAAAGGATAAAGTACTCAAAAAAGGTCTTAAAGATTTTAGGGATACTGGGGAAATGAAAATACCTACTCCAGCTATTCATGAGAACCGTCCAAGATTCGTAGCACATAAGCTATACGAAGATATTTTTGTGGACGCAAACTGCACCGAGCTAGACCGAGCTAGGGTGATTATGCGTAGAGAATGGTTAAGCGAAACTGAGCTACGGGACAAAATTCTCACTGAAGAGTTTAATGAAGATTTTGTTGAAGCAGTGCTGGAAAAATCGGAAGGCCAATCTGGGGTCGCAGAATACGATTACCGCAATCCCATTCAGCTTGGGGTGCATACAATGGGTAAGGGTGTAGAGGGTGACTTCAATGACCTTTATGAAATATTTTACGCTTACCAGCGGCAATATGATGAGGATACAAATGTGCCAGCAATTTACTGCACCGCATTCTCATCACATGTTCCAGACCTTTACGGGAAGCATGAAATCCTCGAGTACGGTCACAACCAAATGCCTTTTGTCTTGTTTACGAGGGAAAGACTTTCACGGTCCATATTTGACTCCAGAGGAATTTCTGAACTGGTTGCTACCAATCAGTACGAGGCTAAGGTGCAAAGAGATTTAAGAAATGACGCAAGCCAGATTGGTGTAATACCGCCATTATTGGTGAATGCTCGCAGAGGTGGATTAAATTTACTTGTGGCCCCAGCCTCTCAGATCACTATAAGCCGCCCAGATGATATCGGTTGGCTTCAGCCTCCCCCATTATCACAAAGCTCGATGGAAGCAGAATCTGCGGCCATTATGGATGCGGAAAGGTACTTCGGGAACCCAGAGAAGCCCGAGGCCCGTCAATTGTATCAGCAATGCATGGTAAACCGTTGGTTAGACTCTTGGAGGGAAGCACTCTCACAAGCACTCTCTTTGTGCCAGCAATATTTATCTCCAGAGTTTGTAGCCCGTATTACGGGTGGACCAATAGAGGAAATTGCAATGCAGCAGGAGGACATTGAGGGTAGGTATGACCTATCTCTGAGGTTTTCCGTTGACACACTAAACCCCGAGTTCATGGAGAAGAAATTAGATGCAGTTACTAAGCTTACCCAGTTTGATGTTACGGGAGCCTTGGACCGCAATAAATTATTAGAAATAATAGCTGAATCAATTGACCCAATGCTCGCGAAACAAGTAGTCATGGATAAGCAGACTGCGGCTCAAAAAGAAATAGATGACGAGCAAAATAGCTGGATTAAGATTGCAAATGAAATCGAGCCAATTGCAAAGGAGGGAGTAAACTTTGAGCTTCGTTCCCAAACGGCCCAACAGATCATTCAGTCATCACAAGCAATTCAGCAGAAGATGGCCGAGAACCCACTTGTAAAGCAGTTAGCAGACAACCGCATGAAGTATTTACAATTTGGTATGCAGCAGCGTGAAAATGCCCAAATTGGACGGGTAGGAGTAAAACCAGTAATGGGGCAAGGAGGGTATTAATATGTTTAGAGAAAAACGAGCAACCTTAGTTAAATATCCATCCCCCATGAATGCGGATGATGTTTCCCGAGTATTTAATGAGGTGGGCCAAGACTCAAAGTTATGGCAGGCATTGGATTCTATTTTAGATAATATGCTTTTAGATGCAGTCAATGATGTATCGGACCCTAAAAACGATGTGACAAAATTCGCACATGCTGCTGGTCGTGTGGATGCTATAAGTGGAATTAAATCTCGATTAGAAGAGTACAAATAATGAACAAAGATAAATTTGATTTACTAACCGCATATTACGGTGAAGCTTGTAAAAGCTTAATTGATCTCGAGGAATACTGGGACAATGTTGCGAAGGTTTACATCGATGCTGATTACGATCTTTTCCAGACTGGCTTACTATCAAATGATTTCAATACTCACCTAGATTTGCAGTTTGCTAGAAGGAAAATAAACCCGAGCAGGAAAAATATTTTAGATGCAGGCTGCGGTATTGGAACCACATTAAAATACCTCGCAGAGAAGCATCCAGATGCATTCTTTAATGGCTTAAATATTTCAAATGCACAGATCCAGAAATGCCATGCAGGAAATGGCTTGCCAGAAAACGCAGAACTTTCAGTGGCAAGTTATGATGACATGCCATATGAGGCTGGGACTTTTGACTTAATTCTATTTGATCAATCCATTGGATATCGTCCATTGGTAAACACTTATAAAGAAGTGGCAAGGGTGCTTAAGACGGGCGGTAAGGTCATAGTAAGTGACATGTGTCAGATTGATGACCCAGACCCAGAATATGCGATGCAGATAAGATCATTGCAGCAGCACTGGCATTACATGTGTTACCCAGTAGAGTATCATTTGGCTGCCGCAAATATGGTGGGGTTGAAGCCTGTTTACTTACTGGACAATATGAATGTGCTTTTAGATTTTTCTAAGTGGCAAGATTTAGTGAACGATAAACTACACCAGTTCCACGGTAATTGCCCGTATGCACCAATCAAGGTTTCTGAATTTCATTTTGAAAAATGATCATGGAAGATACACCAGAGCAGAAATTTAAAACAGAACATCGAGCTTTATTAAATCGGTGGATTGAGGAATCAGATATCGAGGATACGAATATCGCACAGATTGCTCTTGATGATGTAAATGAGTGGCTTGATGAAGAGGTAGTTGAGTTTGAATCAGATATAATTTTGGAGGACGAGTAATGCCATATACGAAAAAAAAGAAAGTAAAAAAAGCTACAATTAAAGGCAGAAAAAGGGCCTGTTAGGTGAAGTCTTTCATATTCGCTAGTGATCTTCATGGCGATAAGCAGGATCCCGATGCGGTTAAGTCTTTGCTTAAATTCACAGAAGAGTTCAAGCCAGATGTAAAAATCTTTGGCGGAGACCTTTTTGACTTTTCGCCACTTATGAGAAATGCGGATCCAGCGGAGAAGAATGCAAGCATGGAGGCGGATGTGGAGGCTGGTATGGACTTCTTAAAAACATGGGAGCCAAATTATTTTTTATTAGGAAATCATGATGACCGTCTATGGCAGACCGCAGAAAAGCATTCAGTCGGAATTGTGCGGGATACCGCGCGTATGGGTATCAAAGATATCCAGAAGACTTGTCGTAAAATTAAATGCAAAACACTTCCTTACTCCGTAGATAAAGGAGTTTTGGAATTAGGTAAATTTGCTTTTGTGCATGGGTATTTTCATGGGGCCGTCTCGGCCTGCAAGCAACACGCTATTACTTTTGCCCCTGTTGGTGGATGTTGTGTTCATGGGCATATCCACTCAATACAAAATTACACTACACCCAGACATAAGGGTGGGTCCGCAATATCTGCTGGATGCCTAGCAACAACATCAATGGAGTGGAATCGTGCTAAAGTTAATCGTTTAGCCCACGAAGCTGGCTGGGTGTTCGGGTATTATTCTAACAAAGCATGGGCTGCTTGGACCGTGCGTAAATTCGATGGGGAGTATTTATGGCCATCAATTGGGCAAAAAAATTAAAAGAAGTTGGGTCCTCAAAGGAAGTTAAACCCGAG